ATGTAGGTATCCTAGCTCTTGAAGAGAACTGGTTAAGAACTGCTGATGGTATTATATCCATTGAAGCTAATGACCGAGTGTATCTTGATGAGAGACGAGGTCAGTACACTGAAGAACAACTAACAAATCTATTTGATAAAGTTATACCCAAAGGTAGGGTGTTTATACATGCTCACTTAGGTGCCACTGATATTGATGAGATATTTTCTAAGCTAAGATATATAATCGTAGGCTGTGAATGTAAGTGGGTTGTGGTTGACCATCTCCATATGCTAGTGAATGTTATGGACGGTGGTGATGAGAGACGAGGGATTGATTCCCTTATGGGTAGGCTTCGCAGTCTTGTAGAAGAGACAGGCGTTGGCATGATACTTGTATCTCATTTAAGAAGAGCTGCCGGTGATAAAGGACATGAGCAGGGTATCGAGGTATCACTCTCACACCTTAAAGGTTCAGCAGGTATAGCACAACTATCAGATTGTGTGATTGCACTAGAGCGTAATCAACAGTCAGAGAATGAAGATGAAGCGAACACCACTAAGGTTCGTGTCTTAAAATCTAGGTACACTGGTGACACAGGGTTAGCGTGTAGCCTAAGATATAACAATGAAACTGGTAGACTCTTTGAGTTATCGGAGGAGGAAACATTTGACAACACAGAATTCTAAAATAATATTTGACATAGAATGTGATGGTCTTAAACCAACCAAGCTACATTGTATTGTTGCGAAAGAAGTAGGTGGGGCTATACATGAGTTTCCACCACATAAAATTGATGAGGGTATTGAGTTTCTTAAACAAGCTGATACCTTAATCGGACACAACATCTTACGATTTGATCTAGATGTTATTAAAAAACTAACAGGTGTTGATCTCTATAATAAAAATATAGAAGATACTCTTGTAATGTCTAGACTGTTCAAGCCTATTCGTGAGAACGGACACAGCTTAAAGGTGTGGGGTTATCGTGTTAACTTTGCTAAACAAGAACAGCCTATAGACTTTAACGAGTACACACCTCAGATGCTTGAGTACTGTTGTAATGATGTTAAGCTAAATGAATTAGTTTACTATGCTTTACTACAAGAACAGCGTGGGTTTAGTGATGAGTCTATTGCTCTTGAACATAGGGTTGCTAGAATTATATCCGATCAAGAAAACAATGGGTTCAAGTTTGATGAACGACAGGCTACTACATTACTGGCTGACTTAAAAGCTAAGATGTATGAAGTAACTGATGAGGTACAGCGTACCTTTAAACCTAGAATGGTTGATGTTAAATTGATTGTACCCACATTTAAGAATGATGGTGGGCTTTCTAAAGTAGGGTTAGCACCAGTAGAATATGCAAACTGTTTAGCCACTAAGAATTATAAACCATTCATGCGACAAGAGTTAAAAGAGTTTAACTTAGGTAGTCGTAAACAAATTGGTGAGCATCTAGTTGAGGTGGGTTGGGTGCCTAAAAGATTTACACCAACAGGTCAGCCGATTGTTGATGAGGGTACTCTCAAAAAGATTACTCACATTCATGAAGCTAAACTTATAGCAGACTTCCTGTTGTATCAGAAGCGTATAGCTCAAGTACAATCATGGTTGAATGCATTAGAAGAAGATGGTAGGGTACATGGCTCGGTGATTCCTAACGGAACTATCACTGGTCGTATGTCTCACAACCATCCTAACTTGGCTCAAGTACCGGCAGTATACAGTCCCTTCGGTACAGAATGCAGAGCTTGTTGGATTGTAGACGAAGGTAATGTTCTACTTGGGGTTGACGCTTCGGGTTTAGAACTTAGAATGTTAGCACACTATATGAACGATAAGGAGTATATACATGAAGTTGTCAACGGAGACATACACACAACTAACCAAAAACTTGCAGGACTTGAATCAAGAGATACAGCAAAAACTTTCATCTATGCCCTTGTTTACGGAGCAGGAGATGAAAAGATTGGGAGCGTGGTTGGAGGGTCAAGAAAGCAGGGTAAAGAACTTAAAGAACGCTTTCTCAATAATCTCCCCACATTTAAAACTCTTAAGGAAAAAGTACAACGAGCAGCTAAGAGAGGATTCCTCAAAGGAATAGATGGTCGTAAGATTTATATACGACATGAGCATGCTGCTTTAAATAGTTTACTACAAGGTGGTGGTGCTATTGTCATGAAGAAAGGGTTGGAGATTTTGGAAGGTAAATTAAAACTAACAGGCATACCATTTAAGTTTGTAGCTAATATCCACGATGAGTGGCAGATAGAAGTAGCTACAGATAAGGCTAGCAAAGCTGGACAACTCGCTGTTGAGAGTCTGCGTGAAGCAGGTAATCACTTTGAAATGAGATGTCCTTTAGATGGTGAGTTTAAAATAGGGAGGAACTGGAGTGAAACACATTAATAAAAAATGTTTACAGTGTGAGGTACAGCTAACTGATTTGAATTGGTATGCATCATCGCAAAGAACATGTACACATTCATGTATTAGTTGTTGGGGTTTACAAAATAAATCTCGATTAACTATTCAAGGTAAAAGAGTGATGCTAGGTAACGCTATACACCCTTACCATAAAATCTATAAAACAAAAGGTTTGATTTCAGCGTACGAAGCTATGGGAATTCTTACTTCTCAAACTAATAGTAATAGTTTAGAGTTTATTAAGAAAGAAAGCATTGCAATGTTTGATAAGATTTCTCATGGAGAAGTTTATATAATTACAAACCCAGCATGGAAAGGTTGGATTAAAATAGGGATGGCAGTTGAGTCTAAAGATAGATTAAAAACATATCAAACATCAAGTCCTTTGCGAGATTATAAATTAAACTATGCTAAAGCCTTTGCAAATAGAAGAGATGCAGAAACTCAAGCTCATGCTTTATGTAGTGAACAGGCAGAGAAGATAGAAAACGAATGGTTTAAAATGCCAATTAAAATAGCAATAAAAATAATTGAAAATATAAATGAGGAACAATATGAAAAAGAAACAGCCTGACAACTTAGTCGAGGACAACTATAATAAATTTAAGTCCGAGTCTGGACATTGGTATACCCAAGAGGGTGAACCTATGTATACAATCATAGGAGCTAATGGTAAGGAAAGAAACACCACGCTTAGAGATGCAAAGAAGGAAGGGTTAGTCCCTTCAGTTACTACTATCATGGGAATGATGGCTAAACCAGCACTAGAAACTTGGAAACAGAAACAATTACTTAACTCTATTCTAACCTTAGAGCAAGGACAGAATGAAGCAGTTGATTCTTTCTATTATAGATGTCAAAAGGATTCTCAACAGATAGGTATCAAAGCTGCTGAACAAGGCACGAAGATACATGGTATGATTGAGAAAGGTTTCTTAGGTAAAGCTAAGACTAAACCATACAAAGCAATCAAGAAATACTTGGACGAGGCTTTCCCTAATGAAGAATGGTTGGCAGAAGAATCTTTCTGTGCTGACTCAGGGTATGGTGGGAAGATTGACTTGTATTCTAAATCAGGTATCTTTATAGATTTTAAAACTAAAGATAACTTGGAAGGGAAAGACCCTGCTAGGTTAGTTTATGATGAACATGGTATGCAGTTGTCTGCCTATGCACAGGGTTGTGGCTTTACTGATGTAGAAAGAGTCTCAATCTTTGTAGACAGAGGAGATACTGGGCTTATACTAGCTCATATATGGGACAGAGAATCACAACAGAAGCACACAGAAATGTTTAATGCTATCTTAACTTATTGGAAGCTTGTCAAGAACTATGACTCGTCTGTACTCTAATGGTAGGCTTTAGAAAACCTAGGAAGGCAAGACCTAAAGAAAAAGATTTACCTAAAGGTTATGACTCTAAGTGGGAGCACACCTTACACACCACAGTCTTACAATCTTGGGAACACCATTGGGAATTGATTCCTTACATAGTTAAGCACAAATATGAGCCTGACTTTGTAAAAGAAATAGATGGTAAGACTATCTTAATTGAAGCCAAAGGTAGGTTTTGGGACTACCCTGAGTATAGTAAGTACATACATATAAGAACAGCACTACCTGAGAAGACTGAGCTAGTGTTTTTATTCCAGAAACCTTTTGCTCCTATGCCGGGAGCTAAGATGAGAAAGGACAGAACAAAAAGAACTCATGCTGAATGGGCAGAGACAAATAATTTTACATGGTACAGTGAAGATACTTTACCTTTAGATTGGGGACACTATGAACTATAAATTTAACGAGAACGCAAACATACAAGAGCTTGAAGAGTATATCAACAGCACTTACGGAGAGCACTACGCCTCTGACAAGTACCAAGCCACTGATGTTATCA